TTCAAAAGTTAGCAGAGGAGTAATTCTGTACCAAAATCGACTTTTGAATTACAGAAATGGCGGAAAAAAATTCCGCCATTTTTTTGCCCTTAAGGTTTTTTCATGAAAAATATTATTATTATAAAGACGGGAATTAATCCAAAACCATTCGTAGACCAAATTACAGAAAATGACTGGAATTGGGTATCAAGACAAAAGGGTCTTGGTGGCGATACAAACCCATATGGGTTTTTACCACTTGTAATGGCAAAAGTAAAAAGAGGTGAAGATGCCCATGATGTTGATAGGCAGGGTAAAACAGCATTATATCAAAATTACTCATCTGTGCATGATTTTTGGAAAGAGTATGATATTACAGAAACAGGCAGAGCAGCATTTTTTAGATTGAAACCTGGCAGAAAGGTTTTATCACATATTGATAGAGGTTTATATTACCAAGACAAAGACAGATATCATTTATCTTTAGCGGGGACATATGAATACACAGTGGGTGATGAGAAAATTATCGTAGAACCTGGCACATTTTTTTGGTTTTATAATAAAATACCTCACTCAGCGATAAACGTGGGTGAGGTAGATAGAGTTACTTTAGTTTGGGATGTTCCTCATAATAAGAAAAATCCTCATCATTCATCTAGGTGATAATATTCTTAGATTGTCTCCCTTTTTGACTCTACTATTAATGAATTGAGATGAGTTGGTATATGTCATTATTTGCTCCATGTCCTCTATAACCTGTTGAAGATACTCTTTTCTTAGTGTGAATATGGATCTTTTAGCGTCATTTTTGTTTACCTCATCATCATAGTGACTTATAGATTTTAGAACATTTGATCCACTAAATGATTGATTGAAGTTTCCATCATAGTATGTAAAAACAAAATCAGAATCTACGATTTGTCCTTTTTGTAAGAGTAGTTGTCCAAAGGCATTTCTCACCTCTATTGTTTCATAATATTTTACAGAAGTTAGTTGCTCTGTTGTGTATTTGTTATTCAAATATCTTTGTAAATCATACTGACTCATTGGCCACTCATCTCTGACACTTATGATATTATTTGACAAAAGGACAATCCAGTCTAATTGAGGATCATCATACAATTCTTTTGCAACATTATCAGGTCTATCATCACCCTCAATGTAATGTTTGGTAAATGCCACTGTGCTTTCAAAAAAATCTTCTCTGATTTTACCTCTCTTGAAAAGATTTGTAGCAGTGACAAAATCATTGCTTGAAGTTCTATCGCTATTATACGATGGAACGAGTATATTTGGAAATAAATCGAAGTATGCCATTAGAATCCTATGTCTACGCCAGAATCACCAGAAGAATCATCAAAGAATTGACTGAGAGGTCCTTGTTCAAGAACCTTATCTCGTAATGCCATTACAGAAGGTCTTGCTGACTCTGTATCATAATCATCAGCGAGTATGGGTGATAATTCAGTAAATCCAAGAGTCATGATTGATCTGATTGGTTGTGATATTGCTGATGGATCATCATACGCTTGATACATGCCATCAGGAGTGAAGTTTATAGCACAATTTGTAAGAGCACAGATTTTGAAACTATTTAAGGATTTTATTCTTTGACCATTATTCATAAACGCCAATCTAAAAACATTCGGAGAGAGAAGAAAAAGATCAGAGTCCGTGCCTCTGGCAGGTAGCATTCCTTGCTTGAAAAATCTCATGATTTGTCTTGCTCTTTTTGCATCCTCTGGGTTTTGTGGTGCGAAGTTGAAAGAGAATTGAAACGATCTAAGTTTAGGTCCTGCGAATAATAATTCTAAATTAGGGTTTATCGCTTTACCAGTTGATCTAGTTACAAATTGATTTGGATCAACATTTATATTGACCTTTGACAATGCTGCTTTTGCTGCTGCAGCAGATATTATTGTATTTGCGTCACCTGCTTCTCCATCTTTGAATGTGCTTAGAACCTTTCCAGCAGTGTCAAAACCACCTTTTATTAGATCTGCTACATTTTTATTCCCTGATATAGTATTTCTTATACCACCAAATGTGCCCATAAACGCTGCTGCTTCAAAAGCATTTGCTCTACCTTCACCCCAACTCACCCCATTAGAGGTTTCTAATTGATTTGGAATTGGCATCTTCACGGTGCCCATATAATCTCTACCACCGACTCCATCAAGACCACTGCTTGTTCTTTGTAGTCCTTTTGTTATAGTTTGACTGAAACTAGCTGTGCCTGGTTGGCTGTCCTTTCCTACCTTTGCATTGTCAAATTTTTTATTGAAATATCCACCCAAATAACCTGATTGAGGTGCGGTGTATTTGAACATATCAAACTTCATGTAATCCTGTGAAGGACCTGCACCTGATTTATAAACAGCATTCGCAGGGTATTTTATAGACTTGCCACCAAAAAAAGGTTTTCTAGGTTTTTTTGTTTGTTTATTTTTTACTTCATTATTGCCTTTATCATCTTCCTCTTTAATTTCAGCATCACCTGGTTCAATTACAAATTCTACCGAAGGAACTGCTGTCTCACTCAATAATGTATTGACATTAGCACCCTCTACAATCGTTTGTAATCCATTTGATTCCAATACAGCGTCATGAACATCAACACTATTTTTACTGAATAATACACCTCTTCTCATATTATTGAGATTATTTTTTAATGCTTGACTTCTCTCTCCATTCTCATCCTGTGCGATTATAAGTCCTAGAGGACTATTAGGTGATACATTTTCAAAAATATACCCTGTGCCTCCATTTACACCTTTTTTAATTTGGATTTTAATCGGTTGTCCGTAATTGGCACTATTCAAGTCACCCTCTAATGTTTCATATACATTCAAACCAGCTGGATATAAGGAACCCACAGGACCCTTTGCATCCAATCTATATGAAAAGGAAGAAGAAGTATTTTTCCCATCATAGGGAATTTTAATACCGCTTCTTGGAAAATTTGGAGTGGATGTCGGAGTGGATGTCATTATCTTCTATAAAAACTTTTTAATTTGGGATCAATATCTACACTGATACCACCTAGATTACGAACAAAGTCCTCAAGTCTCATTTCTATTGCCTTTTCCATGTCAGATCCAACAAGAGATGTGAACGTTCCTCTAACGTATGACTTCAGGTATTTATTATACCCGTTGAGTTTAGAGAAATCTCCACCATCATCAATAAACCTAAGAACTGGTAATCTATTACGTGGTAAGGTGTAATGAAGATTGACACCGTAGAATGCCTGACTCTCAACACCCACTATGTAACATAAAGGATTTCTATCGTAGAAAGGAAGTGTGTCTTTATACTTTGCAGTATACTGAAACAACATAAGATTGCCTGGTGCTGGTGCACCTACAGTTTTAGAACTGGGGAATACAGTTTCAAATTCCAAGTTCTTTCTCCGTTAGTATTTGAAATTGCCATCGTCTGTCCTTACAAAATTCCTCTGCTGCCACCCATTTTGCTTGGTTTTTTGCATAAGTGATGACCTCATTGACATACTTTTTAGTACGAGTCTTTTGTTTTTTTGGTTCTTTGACTTGATTTGCAGGTTTTATTTCAACAACCTTTTCAATAATTTTTCCTGACACATCTTTATACTTGATATAAAAGTCTGGAAAATATCGATGTAAACGATTATCTAAAGGTGATTTGTACGGTATAATTATTTCTTCACTAGACCACTTGACAATTCTCTTGTTACTGTCACAGTAACGCATGAATTTTAGTTCCCAAAGTGACCTATATACTATATTAGTGGGGTCACCCTTATATTTTTTGGGTTCAGATGGTCTGAACTTGCCTTTATATGGCATTTTTGCGATAAAAATACACTTTTATTTAGATGGCACAGATAGCAGACGTACTTAGAAGACAAAAACAACATCTCCCGACTGAGATGTTGTATAGGACTGACACTAAATTTGGTAATATTGTTCCAGCATATAATAATTCTTATGATGTTTTTATAAATTTTAGTTCAGCAGCAGGGTTGCTAAGATTTATAAACCAACATGGTTTCTACGATCAGTCAAATGATGCAGAACCTGGCGACTATCTTCGACTCTTTTGTTCAGAAGCTGTTTTACCTGGTTCTTCACTAAGAACAACAGAAGTACCAGGTCAAAGACAGGGTATCATGTCACAAATGGCATTGATGAGAAATATGACTGATCTGACTCTTACATTTTTCTCGCAAAAAGATTATTATACCAATGATGTCTTCAATGCATGGATGGAATATACACAACCCACTAGAAATGGCAATGGTGTATTTGGAGATAGCACAAGAGAGAGAAGAAATGCACAGAGTGCATATAGAAGAGCAAAATATCCAGTTTTTTACAAATGTGAGATAGAGATAACCGCTTTTAGTAATGATATATTCAACGAGGGTAGAAGATTAGAAGGACAGCAGAGATTTCCTATAATCAACACACCAAGTAGTATCACATACTATATTCAGAATGCTTTTCCTGTAAACATAGTTGCAGCACCATTAGCATATGGTAATGCACAACTTATTAAGACTACAATTGCCTTCAAATTTGATAATTTCTTTATTGATAGAACATCAAGAGTTGGTGGTATATTATCAGTGTCAGACAGACCTCCAATCAATAGAAGAGGTGCTAATATAGATGTGCCAGATGGTCTCAAATTTACGACTCTTAAACCATACAGTCCGACAAGTGATGGGGCATCTACAAATAACACGTCCGATTCGACAGAATCTGCTAGTGGATGGGATCATCCATATGTCAGACAACGTTTCGGATTACCTCCTAAATAAATCACTGAAGTAATTAATTATGCCATTACCAAAGGTCGTAGCACCTACTTTTGAACTGAAACTTATCTCATCATCTAAAGCAATAAAGTATAGACCCTTCCTCGTAAAAGAGGAAAAGGCACTTCTAATTGCGATGGAGAATGGAAACGATAAAGATATTACTGCAACAATCAAAGAAGTAATGAAGGGTTGTATGATATCTCGTGTGAAGATTGATGATCTACCTACATTTGATCTAGAGTATTTGTTTTTGAACGTCAGAGGTAAATCTGTCGGAGAAACTGTTGATCTTATAGTAACATGTCAAGATGATAATAAGACACAGG